CACGACGGCATTGCCGTAGGCGCGCAGGCGTCCCACTCGGGCGGGAACCCCATCAGCCAGCAGACGAACATCGGGTTCAACGCGCCGCGCTCTTCCGTCGTGCCCGACAATCCAGCGATGGCGTGCCCACGGATAGCGACCAGCCCCGCGCTGTTCCCCGCTTCGTTGTTCCCATTGCGCGCCGGAGCCAGCGACGTCGGCGTCGACCAGAGCGCGGTCGCCACCTGCCTCGGGAGCTGATCGATGCGACGACGACCGTCCGGGCGTTCCAAGCCCATGCCAGGCGTGTCCTTCCAATCCCGGGCACTCGCCGTGATCCAGAGCGCCGCGTTCGCCGACGATCCAGATGCGGTCACGACGGTGTGGCGCGTCGACGGCACAAGCCGGCACAACGGTCGCCCGGCCGGCGTAGCCGATAGCTTCCAAGTCAGCGAACACTCCGTCGAGCCAGCCGTGGCCAATCGCGTTCGCAACTTGCTCTCCCAGCCAGACAGCGGGCCGGCGGGCACCGAGCAGGCGTAGCTGGTGGGGCCATAGGTGCCGAGCGTCGTCGTGACCGCGACCAGCGCCGGCTTGGGAGAACGGCTGGCAGGGGCACGAGCCGGTCCAGAGTTCGCGGTCGGCGGGCCACCCCACAAGTCGAGCTGCAAGGGGCCAGCCGCCGATCCCGGCGAAGAAATGACAGTGGCGGTAGCCGAGCAGATCCTCGGGCTGGACATCCGCGATGCTCCGCGTGTCGACGTCGCCTCCCGGGAGATGACCAGCCGCGATCAGGTTGCGGAGCCATGCCGCCGGGTACTCGTCCAGCTCGTTGTAGTAGACCGGCGGGGCGAGCATGCGCGCACAAAAAAAGGGGCACCGCGATGGTGCCCCTCGGGGAATTCGGTCGTAAGCGGGCGTAGCGCCCGACATGATCAGCGGTCGGGGATCTCCTCCACCGACCAGCCCTTGGACTTGCAATAGCGATGCACCTGCTCCGGGTGCCATCCGCGCATGTACTTCACGATGGGCGCGGCCTCCGAAACGCGAAAATTCCTCACGACCAGGCCGGCGACGTAGTGCGGCGCGGAGATCCGCATCAGACCAGCGCGCAGCGCGGGCGGTGCGGGCGGATCATCCTCCGGCCACCGACCGGTCGTCATGAATTGCAGGTGCGCCTGCGGAGACCAGCGCTTCATCGCGGCGTCATGCCCTCGGCAGCGAGGGATTCCAACCAGCCGCGCACTGTGGCGGGATCGACGCTAATCGGATCGGCGACACCATCGCCTTGGGCAAGCGCGACCAGCAGCGACTGCGCATCGGCAAGCTGCTGCCATTGCTCCTTCGTTGGGTCCGCATACGCTGTCGCCGTCCACGTGCAGACGCGATAGCGGTTGCAGTCCACGTCGGCGTTGACCGGTCGCGCCTTCATCCGCACCGGTGCGCCACCATTGATCCGCACGAGAATCGCGTCCGGATGCCAGCGCGAGGCAAGCCCGCCTTGGTGAACGATGAGCGACATACCCTCCGTGCTATGGCCAGAGGCATAGACGTAGCTGGGGCCGGTACCTTCGCGCGCCTCGCTCGTCGAGCAGAACTTCGCGTCAGTCATTGCGTTGATCTGACACCGTGCCGGCTCAACGGCAGACGCGGCGAGGGGGACGCCGAGCAGCAGCCCGGCGAGGATGAGAGAACGCTTCATGGGTAGAACTCCGATCAGGTGGTAGGGATGGGACAGTCGATGACGGGGAAGCCGAAGTCCATGTGCGACTGGACGTACGCGTCGTCGATGGGTTGAGGGATGAAGCCATTCCGCGCGACCAGCATGATGCCGGTCGCCTCGTCGCGGATGAGAGCGGGATCGCGCGCGTCCGAATAGCGTACGAGCAGGTACTCGGTGACGGCCGACCGCAGGTCGCCCGAGCAGACGCTGTCGTACGCCGTCTCGATCTCTTCGAGGCGCTCGTACACGTCGGTCTCGGAACCGGCGAACAGGTACGCCGCGTCGTCCTCGGACAGCGGCGGGAATGGCGAGCCGCCGACCTTGGCGTGATGCGCGGCAACCAGCGCGTGGTAGTGGTCGACCGCGACCTCGGCGAGGTGGTCGCAGACGGATTCGTATGCGCTCACGGGCGACTCCGCTTGAGCAGGCGATTGATCGCATCGGTGGCAGTGCCACCGTGCTTGTCGATGGACGCCTGCAGCTTCGCGGCGGCTTCGGGTTCTAGCCAGATTGTGCTGACGCAGAGCCACCCGTCGGCGACGCGCTGCTCGCGGAACTTGCGCTGACGCTCGGCGACCGTCATCACGACCGGCGCGGCGGGAGCTTCGGCCTTGCGACTCATGCTTTGCTCCTCGCGGCCATCGCGTCGAGGACGGCCACCACCGTCATGTTGCGCTGCTTGCTCATGTTCAATCTCCGATCTACCGGCCGGGACCGCCCCGACCACCCGTGTAGTTGACCATACGTTACCGGTAACGCAAGTCCTTTCTGCACCGCGCAACGAAATACTTTCAGCCGACCAGGTAACCAGGCGGGCGCGGAAACTTGACCCCGACCGGACGCCAGAGGTGGAGGCAGAACGGGTGCCGGTTTACGTGGTCCTCGGGCGGGACGTGGAACTGAACGGCGGTTTCGTGCCCCTGAAAGAACCGGTGCTTCACGTATTCCATCTCCTCCCAGACCGGGCACCGGTCCTCACGCGACACCGAGACATGCTCCCAGCCGAGACCGACGGCCGCGATGATGTGCAGCGGCAGCGAGTCGACCGGCGAGGCCAGCTCGAACAGCCCGCAGGTGTGGTCGCCGGCCTGCCCGTACGCGCGCAGCTCCACGTCGACCAGGCGAAAGGGGTTCAGTTGATTGAGATTGCGCACGCCATCCTCCATTAGCCGAGCATCGAGCCGACCTCGGCGGTCTCGATGCGGGTTGCTTCACGAAGCGCCATCGCGCACGCGACCATTCCGTCGATGCGTCCGGTGGCGCGGCTCTTGTCGAACTTGCGGTCGCCGACCGGGTTCGAGATCGACACAGCGTTCGCGGCGTTCCAGTTGAAACACGGGTTGTCCGGATGCCGGAAGTTGCCGTTGATGAGCGCTGTCTCCAGCGCATCGACCGCAGGTCCCATCGAAACGAAGCCCTGCCCGAACTTCACCAGCGGCCACGAAGCGCCGACTCGATCGAGCGCGGCCTGCAGCACGTCGACACGGTGCCGGTCATACGGTGCGGCGAGCAGCGTGATCTCGTACTCGGCCAGCACCTGCTCCACGCGGTCGACAACGAAGTCCTTGTCGATGGCCTTGCCGGGCGTCGTGTAGACAAGCCCCTCGCGAACCCAGATGTCGTACGGCACCGCGTCGCGCCGCACGCGATCCGCCAGGCCATCCTCCGGAATAAAGAACATCGGCCACGCGTAGAAAACGCCGTCGCGCTGGATCACCAGCACGCATGCGGTGAGATCCATCGTCGCCGACAGGTCGATGCCGAGAATGCCGTGCGAGCCCCGGAAGTCCGCAAGGGTGTACTCGCCCACCGCCGCGCGCCACGCCTCGTACGGGATCGCGGGATTGCTTGACTCCGTCCACTGACAGAAGTTGAGCCGGCGCACCAGGCTCTCCTTCGACGGCATGCCCCGCGACTGCGACACCTCGTCGCGCAGGTACTGCTCGGTGATCGTGACACCGAGCAGCGGGTTCGCCTTGCGCCAGCAATACTCGTCCTCGAACGGCTCGTCGCCTTCGTCGAGCGCGCAGACGTAGCTGAAAAACGTGTCGTCCTCGTCCATGCCGCCGGCCACGCGGATCGCCTTCTCGTGGTACTCCCAGCACACCGACGTCCGGTCGAAACCGGAGTTGGTGATGATCACGGTCATGGGCTGACGTCGCCACTTCCGACCAGCCGCCAGCATGTTCACCATCATGCCGGTGCGGTGCTCGTGCAGCTCGTCGACCAGGCCGAAGTGGGGACGCGGACCGGACTGGCGCTCATCACTCGCGAGCGGACGAAACCACGAGCCGGTGCGCTCGCTGTAAATGTTCCAGACCTTCTCGTCGCGGCCCGACATGCGCAGGCGACTCGCCAGCTCGGGCGACTGCTGAACCATCGCGACCGCATCGCGGAACAGCACCATCGCCTGCTCGCGCTTCGTCGCGGCGGAATAGACCTCGGCGCGCGCTTCGCTGTCCGCTGCGAGACCGTACAGGCCGATGCCGGCGAGCAGCGGCGACTTCCCGTTGCCCTTCCCCGCTTCGATGTACGCGGTGCGGAATCGGCGCAGACCGTCGCGGCGCTTCCACCCGAACAGCGAGCCGACGATGAACTGCTGCGCCGGCTCCAGCTTGAACGGCTTCCCCTCGAACTGCCCGCCCGCCAGGCAAAGGATCTCCGGAAAGAACTCGCGCGCGCGCTTCGACGCGGCATTGTCGAACCGCAGACCGCGCTTGCGCCCATCGGACAGGTCGCGCAGGTGCCGTTCGCACGCGGCGCGTACATGCGGCCCCGCGATCTCACGGCCCGACACCACCGCACGCGCATACGCGCGCACGGGGTCAGTCGAGACCGTACTTGCGCGCGAGCGTGTTCCCTTCGTCATCGTCAGGGTCGAGCGCGATTCCGGAGCGCGCCGACGGCGTGAAGCCCATCGCCTGCGCGCACTTGAGCATGATCAAGGCTTGCTTGTTCCGGATCGCGAGGAACGGGTTCTGGATCGGATGCCCGTTCGGCGACTTCACCATCAGCCCGGTTTTCGCGACGCGCTCGGCGGCGTCCTCAAAGTCCGCCCGCGCAATGCACCAGCAGACGAACACGCCTTCGTCGAGCTTCTTCAACAGCCCGTTCGGCGCATGCTCGATCGCGTGCGCCCAGATCGCCGCAGCGCGCGGCGACAGGTTCGGCGGTGCATCGCGCAGCGCACCGCTCGGCTTCGGCTCCCGCTTGTTGATTCCGCGCCGGCTCGGGTTACCCCGCACCAGGCGCAGGTGCGTCGGCGTCGGCGCTGGTCCGCGCAGCCCCATGCTCCACCTCCTCGAAATTGCGCCCGTCGCCGTCCAGCACCGGCTGCATTCCGGTGAACG